GTACCAGCGTTACCAAATGAGCGTGAAACATAAAGGTTCAGACCCGGTGAAACTACACCGCGCAATGAATCTCCGCGAACATTTCCAGCTGCGTTTGATGGTTGTGCTGCATTGTAAAGAGGCGCGCCATTGTCGTTGTAACCCATAATGTTTCCCCATTGTGTTGGTGAAACGATCAATGAGCGAGCAAAACCAAGTGAGTTGCCATAAACAGTTGCAGCTGCCTGAGATGTGTATCCAAGGAATCCGGTTGCTGAATTTGCTGCCTGTGCTGTCGTAGTAGTCACAGCTGCTTGCATTGCTGCAAGTGCGTATTCATCAGTTTCTTTTGCATAAGCAAATTCAAGATTCTGGAGCAAAGCTGTTAGGTACTCTGGCCGGCTTCGGTCAATGAGTTCTACTGTGGAAATTGCACGGCCTTTGAAAGGCTGAACAGAAACAGAAAGAAACGTTGCTGATAGTGATGATTCTGTAATTGCTGCATTTTCATTAATTGGCAAAACTGTTGGGACAGCTGTTACGCGAGGCAACTCAAATGTCATGCCTTCTGCAACTAAAGTCTCGCGGCTGATGCCATCGATTAGGCCACGATCAGCATTTGCAAGTGCGTTAATCACCTGTGTGCTTTGTGGTGTTGGAATCATGCCGGGTGCTGTTGATGTTGTGTTATCAGCTGCCTTGACATACTGGCGTGAATCCTCATCATGCAAAACGCTTGCGCGTAAGTAGTGCTCAAGGTAAGAAACCTTATCCACAATTGGTGAGCGTGGTGCTGTGTAGTAAGCCGGGCGTGATGCCTGTACAGGTGCGACTTCTGGAGCTGCTACCGGTTCAACGGCAGGAGCTACTGGTTCGGTAGTGTTGTCCATCTTGTCTCCTTCATTTGGGTTTGTTGTCTCTGTAACTGTTTCAGTTTCAGAATCCTCTGATGCGGCTACTTCGGAAACGCGTGCAGATCGCACGGCCGGTTCAGTAACCAAAGCAACAGCTGTGAGCTGTCCATTGAGCACCTTCATGGTGCCATCCTTTTGCATTTCGTAATTGTCCACAGCCAACTCTATTGAGAATCCATCGCGTAGGCCTTCCATTGCCTCGGTCAATGCATCTGTGCCAGCTGTTGTATTTGCAATCTTAAATGTTGCTGTCATTTCTTTGTCGTTTACAGACATCGCAACGCTGCGGCCAATTCTGCGCGTGTTGTCGTGCTCAAGGTTTAAGAAAACATCATTTGGCTGAATTGATCCACGAGCAAAAACAACTTTGCCCGTTGATGCATTTGCGTGCTCATTAAAAGCAACTATGCGACCGCTAATTGTGCGGGCATCTGAATCAGCTGCCGTGATTTGCATTGGTGTTGTCAGCTTCATGAGATCATGTCCTCCATTTGTCTAATTTCCTGAGTAGTAATTGCACCGATTTCAAACAAAATCTTGTAAATCTCTGCACGCTCTTTTTCTGATCCGCGCAAGTACGCCTTGAGATCAAATTCCACGCGCTGTGTTGATGGCGTAAAATCTGGCATCGATAAACGACTGGAAATGCTGTTCATCAGCGGGAGCAGCGAAAAATCCAAAAGAGTTTGACGCGCCGTTTGGGCGTTTGCATAGGTCATGGATGATCCAGTCGGCGCATCAATAAAGTAGGCCGGAATTCCCACGGCTCGAGCTAATTCTGTCGCAATGATTTCGCGTGCGGCATTGAGGCCGATTTGCTCTGGAGAAAATCCAACTGTTGTCAATTCAACATCGGCATTGAGAAAAGCCGTGCCGCGATTTCTACGAGCTGCGCCCCATGCATCCAAAAGTTTTGCAATGCGATCAGCTGGCAATGCTGTGCCATTTGATTTTAAAACCATCGATGGCACCGGCTCTTTTGCATACATTGCCGCTGCTCGCTCAAGTTCTGCACCAGCACGGATTGTGCGACCAGCGCGATTCAATAATCCTTCATCGTTGCCGTAAAACACAACAAGTGATCCAACACCAGTCATTGGCACACGAGATCCATCGACTGTGTAGTATTCAATTTGCGTGCCAATTGAGTTCAAGAAAACGCCAACGCGATTTGGAGCAACGCGCCACATTTGACGAACACGGCCTGTATCTGCAAACAAATCAATTATTTGAAAATACGAAAATCCAGTAAATAACAAATCCTCAGCTGCCCAACACCAGGAAACGGCTCCCGGTACTCGCTTGTCCGGATCGGAAATCACGACAGGTTGATCAATAATTTGACCGGTTGTCTTGTCGCGCGTGATAAGCGGAATTGTGGCAATTGAATTGCAAATCATGTTTCGTGCGCGAGCGATTGCCGGCACACTCATTGCTTCCTCACGGGTTGCAAGATAGTCAGCTCCACCAAATGGGAAAAATGCATCCAGCGTTGGAGCTGGCCCAATTTGTGCAGCTACATCGGCACCGCGGTCAATTGCCACAGCTTCAATGGTGCGCTTTCGATCAAATAATCCCATGGGACGATTTTCTCAAAATGTCAAGCATCAACCCACTAAAATGTCGATTTCGGTTTCTGGGCGTGTCGCAAAGTGCGTAACCAATGCTGATGCTACGGCAGCGGCTACGGCCGTGCCGCTTGCTCGCCTACCGATAACCCAGCCGCCATCGCCTCTACGCAATTGCACAGCTGATAGAATCTGCTCTGTCAGCTTTGATTGATTCCGATGTTTTAACCGCCCGGAATTGATTGCGCCCAATAATTCATCACACGCCTGAGGATAATCCGCATCCATGTCATGGATTGGGATACCAGCCGGCTGCATACGCGATGCAACGGCTCCGGATGTGCGCCGTGAGTAAAGCAAATACTCGATTGGGTACTTTCGGCAATAAGAGGCTGCATCGTTCGCAATTGCCCGATCATCAAGCTGGATTGTGTTTTCCCATGTATGCAACAGCTTCACAACAAAAGTCTCTGCCCCGAGTTTTTGAGCTGCTACCAATGCAGCATTTTTGCGATCCGGTGAAATGTCAATGGCCATCCACGTGAGCTTGTCCTCATCGAGATCAATTGTTTCATCGCCACACTCCTGCCACTCTTTGGCACCGACCACGCTGGAGATTGTCTGAACCCATCTGTTCAAAACCTCAGTCATTACAACATCGGGAGGATCATTGAAAACGGCTCGGATGTTATCCGGGTGTATTGTTATGTTGAGGCCGGGATTGGCATAAGCTGCATTTTCCAATGAAATCTCATCCGTTGGTGCAGACCACTCAAAATAGCCCACATCATCGGCTGCACCACTAGCTGCGGCCAAACCGCGCTCGCGCAATTGATTGAGCACCATCGAGTGAGAATCACCGGCCGAGCTGAAACAATTGACCTGTGGATTTTTGGCAGCCATCAAGGTGTACCGCATAGCTGCAAAAGTTTCCATGTCGTGCAGCTCACGAATTTCATCCATGTGGATGGTTTCCGGCTTTGACAATCCACGCGCTGCCGATCCACCAGCTTTTATGATGAATCGATTGCCTTTGAGCGTTTGAATTTCTTCGGCTCCATGTTGCCAGCGGATTCGCTTTACTTGATTGGCCAAATCTGCATTTTCCTCGATGATCTGCACAATGGCTCGAAATTGCTCCAGCGATGTCACCAACCGGTGAGCTGTGGAAACTTGCAATGATTCATCCCAATGGAAAAGCCCCATCATGATTCTTGCCATCATGTAAGTACTCTTACCATTTTGACGGGCAACGCTGGCCACAGTTACCGGATGGAAATAGCGGCCATCACTCTTGATTTTCAAACTGTGCTCGGCCAGCCACTTTTGCCATGGCATAAAGCCACCCGGGATAATCTGCTCAGCAAAATCAATCAATTCAAAGCCGCGTGAAGGCAAATCATTGAGCGGTGAGTGGATTCGTGGAGCTGTTACCGGCAAAAAAACCGATGTGGGCCGATCTGAGACGATTTCAGCCGTTGGTGTATCAATGATGACCTGATCATCACTAATCATGACTTATCGATTCGTTTTGGGGTACATAAAGGCCTT